TGAAGAGTTCATGAGAAAGACTCTACCTAGTCTATCTGATAATGTTCTTATTGTATCTTGAGCAACTCTAAAATCAGCCGACTTTTGTAATTGTAATGTAGATACATCTGCTTGATCACCATTTACAATAGCTCCATTGGGAGAATCTGCCAGTGTCTTAATCCTTGTAGTTCCATTTGGACGTACTAAGAATAGTATCTTAGCGGCGGCGGCACTCCCTTCTACAATAGCTTTAGTTAAAGTTTCTAATGATTTTAAATCACCAATGTATTCTTCTACAAATCCTCTACCATAATCCTCACCATCTATATGCGTGAATCTTAAAGCAATAAAAGGATTCCTATTCTTAGGAAATGATCCTTCACTTCCCGGCACTACATTACCTTCAACCTCTTGATGAATTTTCCAATTTCTGCCTGTCCATTTAACGCATGTGAATAGATCAACATTTGTTTTAGGTATCTCATCTTCAGCCGTTTCAGTTACTAAATATTTAGCTTTTTCTGGTAAAGATAATGGAGACATAGTTTCTTTAATAATGATCTTCAACACATTACCCATTGAATCTCTTTTCACGACATATCTATCCAGTTTAAAAACTCTCATCTGACCTTTTTCAGGTAGATACAGAAGAACATTACCAGCCACAAGAAGATGTTTTAATGCTTCAGAGATAGGCACTCGCAAAGCCCTAACTTCTATCTCTTGAGCTACCATACGTTCTATTCTGGCCAAAGCTTCTTCAGCTTCTCCTCTTTGTTCAGCTAGAAGGTTCTCTAACTCTGTGTCGTCTACTACTAATCTAAAGAAAGGCGCATTCGGAGGTAGTAAAGATAGCAGTAACTTACTAGATAAATTATTTACTCCTTCGGCTCCTATAGATTGAAAAGGAGTTGCTAAAACAGTAGAATTAGAGTGACCACTATCTACTAAAAGTGAGGGGATAGTTAACTCGGAAGCTGAACGTGCTCTGTCTAGAAAAGAGGATCTATCTGATTCTAAGTTAGCATACATTCCTTGTGCATAACCTAACTCAGGTTCTTCTTTATTATCTACGTTAATATATTCCATTAGTTACTTTAAACTTTAATAGTGGAAGTAGCTCCTGATCTACGCATTTTTGTAGTGCTCCTCGCATTAGTGGCTCCCTTTTTAATAGCTAAGAAAGGGTTATTCTTTTTACCTTTACCTTTATTACCTTTAGCATCTGTTTTAATTTTAAGAGGGTCTTCAACATCTTCAACAACATCTTCAACAACATCTTCCGCTGTTCCGGTTACAGTATCTACAAGACCTTGTACACCAGCGGCGGCATCATCTTTAAGTTTCTGTAAAGCGGCGGCTCCCGCATCTTTCTCTCTTTGTAACTCAGCATACGTATCCTCTTTAAGTTTCGTAGCGGCGGCGGCCAGAGCATCTTTCTCTCTTTGTAACTCAGCGGCGGCATCATCTTTAAATTTCTGTGTGGCGGCTGTTGTGGCATCTATACCAGTTGTGACACCTTCTGTAACACCTTCTACTGTAGTTTCTACAGCATTAGAAACACCTTCGGTAGTTGCTGTCACAGCTTCAGTCGCTTTATCGGTTACAGCTTTTAGTGTCCCTCCACCACCTCCTCCACTACCACATAGGGAAAGATTACCGCTATAATCAAAAGATAGCTCAGATGTTTTAACTAATTTATCTTCTACCCACTTATAATTTATTTCGGTATATATTTTCATGATGTTTCTATTGGAACAAAGTATTGGTAACGAGTGATTATTTTTAAGTCGTTAGACTCGGCTAAATTTTCAGCTATTTTAGTGAAATAGGGAAGATCTGTGAATGCGGTGATGCCTTTACAATTATGCTCTTCCCCAAAGTTTTTCATGACAGGATAACCATCTATCCATCGTTTAAGGATAGTAGAATTATCTACATCTTTAGTACGTGTCAAAGAAAAAAGCAATAAAGTTTTTGTATCAGTGAACTCACATATTTGTATATATGTTAGTAACAAATATTCATGATCATTATCAATCCATAAGTTCATGATTGTATTAAATGGATTCATTAATCTTCCATAAATATTTTTCAAAATATTATCAGTGTTTCCTGAAAAGAAAAATAAACAGCCATCGGTTGATAACATAGCTTCTAAAAGTTGTGGTTTGTATGTCTCCCAATCTTTTTTTATTTTTCTTTGACTTAATAATTTTAACATTTATATTCCTTCCCTTTTAATGTTAGTTGCTATACCTACCCGATTTAAAACTCTTGAAATGATCAGCACCTTGTCCACCACCAGTACCACTTCTTCCAATTTTTAAAGAAGATCTTCCACGGTTTTTACCACTTTTATTAGTGACAAACTTGGCTGACTTACCTAACAAGCTACCTGAACCTTTCACTATCTTTGAAGCTGGATCGCTAGTAGCTGCAGCGGCAGAATCTCCTCGATGATAGTTTGGATGGTTGCCTAAAGGGTGTGCTAAAACTTCACCACCTTTTCTTATAATATCATTACCCCAACTATTAAACATTTCTAATTTATCTTGTACATATCCTAATTGTTTAGTTCTCGCATTAAGATAATCAATAGCACCTGTTCCGGGCATGGGTATATTTGGGATACCTTTAAATATATCTTTATTTCTGTCATACCCATCTGGACCCAAATCTCTCACAGAAGAAAGGAATCGGGAACCTCCTGCATATAGGCTATCACCTTCTTGAGCAAAAATATTATTTCCTAACTTTGTCACACCTGAAGAAAAAATATCTGTAGCTTGGTCAAAGTTTTCTCGATGTTTCTTGTCAAAAACACCTACCACTGTGTTAGTGAAATTACTTATACCCGTCTTAATATCATATGATTTATTTCGAGTAGAGGGTACATGTTTTCTAATAGTTTTTGTGAGCCAACTCATTATTTATGGTGTATTTAAAATGTTAATTGTGGTTTGAGAGCTTTCGTTTTCTTGAATACTCATTTCATATTCACTTTCTAATAATCCAATTATCTTTTGTTGACCTTGTAAAAATCTCAACTGTTCTAAATCTGTCTGTAATGGTGGTAGTCGATCAGGAAAACCTTCCTTTAACCAGCTTAAAAGTTCTTGAGTTATGCCATGACTACCTATTTTACCATGTGAAATCATTAATTATCTCTATAAAGGTTGTTTTTTAAAGAATTTCACATGTATTTCCTGTACATGCTAACTCTTGTGAAGCAATTGTGAGATCTATCTTTTCATATTCGCTAAGTGTAGTCCAATTTAAGGTAGGTATTTTCTTTAGAAGCTCCTTATACTCTATCTCAGTACACTCTTGATAAGGTGCTTGCTGATAAGTGTGATCAGAATAGGGGAGAAAGGATATTCCAGATATACTATCAAAGTTATCAAATACAAAAGCTCCTACTTCAGGCCACTCATTTTCTTTGACTGAAATTGTACATGATGGTTTATGTTCACACCAAAATTTAGCATAAATACCCCATAATTTTAATTGTTGAACTGCTGATAACTGATTCCTTGTAGTAGATTTTTTAGGAGATTTAATAGGAAATGAAAATACTAGTACGTTACTTGGATTAGTTATATCTGGTTCTGAAGGTACACCTTCTTTCACCATGTACTTCGCTAGTGGATCACTAACATCTGAACGTACTGTACGTACATAATATGGAGAGTGTCTGGCATGTATACCACTTGCGCTGTCAACTAACTGAGAAACTGTACCAGAAGGTTTGACACATGTGATAGCACTTGAAGGACTTACATTTAATAATTTACTCCACTCTTTGTTAGTCTGTATGCTTTCTTTCTTTAAAGAATCCAATAATGTAGGGAGTTTGTCTGCTTCGCTGACTCCATTAAGTCTATTATTATCCATAATACCTGTGAGCGACACACCAAGTAGTCTTTCTTCTTCGCAGTTAGCTTTCCAATCGTTTCTCAGGTATCTGAATTTAGTTAGAGTACTTTGCCATGTTCCTAGAATGGTGGCTAATTTAACTTTCCTTATTAAATCCTCTGATTTATCCTCTGAACGGACTACTACCTCAGAAAGATTACAGAACTCTTGTGATCGTAATATTATCTCAGAGCAGGGGTTAGTACCATAGTCATCCCTTGCTTCTCTTCTATCCCCTAATTCAAGAGTTTTTTTCTTAGCATTAGTAGAAGAAAAGATACCACGTTCACCACTTTTACTGTCATATAGTGCAGTCCACTCACGTAAAAATGTACCTACGTCAGGTTTGTAATGATAGTTAGATGAGTTATTTGCCAAAGCTCTTTGTGGATATTCTTCCCACCAACGACCAGACTTAGCAGTCCTCATCTGATCATCTCCTAGATCTGAAAGACTTATTAGAGCACTTCTTCTTACACCGCCTACTACTACTATCTCAGCTATCTTACAAACTACATCATGACATTCTATAGGTTTAAGTTTACGGCCTTGTGCTTTCTGGAAACTTTCAACTGTAAATTTGAATAAATTATTTAAAGGTTCAGGTCCACTCGCTCTACCACCAAAAGTTTTAAGTGGTGCTCCGGCAGGTCTTACCTTTGAGAGATCCCATTCTGGTATGACTCCTACGTATAGTAAACTAATTAATTCTCTATAAGCTTTTGCCCATCCTAACTTAGAGTCTCGTACTTGTATGCAGGTATCAGTCGGATGCATCTCATTAGGTACAGTAGGTAATTTCTCAGTGTGTTTAGCTTCAACTGAGAAACCTACTCCTGTTCCATTCATCAGTATATATAGGATTTCATCAAATGATCTTGGTGAATCAATATGTAAGTACGCACAATTATAACCAGCTATATTCTCTTTCTCTAAAGCTTCACCTGCTGTCATTAAACAACGCATTGACGGCATGATTTCTAAAGAAAGTACAGCCTGTTTCACCTCTTTTAATACCTCAGTCGGTACGGAGTAGTTACAATTCTTCTGTAGATGAGACTCAAAGAAGTTAAAATACCTATCTATAGTCTCCGGCCAAGTTTCTCTCCTTTTTTCTGTGTAGTCCCATCGAGAGTACCTCGATAAATGTATATATTGTTGGTATTGTGTAGGTAGTTTCCATTCTTTTTTATTTACCATTCTTTTTTTCTCTCTCTTTCAATTAAAAATTCAATGTAAGTTCGTGCTTTTAATAGGTCGTTAAGTCCTCCCTTATGTGGGTATCTAGACACATACTTAATCACATTACCTTCTAGGAAGTCTAACTCATTAGCTGTAATGTATTCAATAGGTTGGATAGCAAATCCTACCTTGTCGTAGTGGTCGGGATTTGTCACCTCCTCTTTCTGGTAGCTCAACCTTTGTTCACGTTGCTTCTGTGACTCTTGATACTCGTTAAACAGTTTAAGTGTAGAGTCAGAAGGAACGTGTGCTTCTTCATCCTCTTCTTTAATATTAACATAAGTCTGTGTCTGTGCATCCCATTGTCTAACACCCTTGCTTGTGTCAGGATGTGGTCGATGATCCCAAGATAAAGGGTGGCGTAAGAGTTCCTTTATGTTTTTCTGGTCATCTCTTTCTTCTTCGTCTTGTGAATAATTAGTCATGTTCCCTTCCTTTAAATATATCAGCTACACCATGAGGTGTCCAAAGTACAACTTCATGTTTATCATGAAAGTACTCACCATCTCTTAATATTCTGGCCATCCGACAGTTTTGTATGGCTCCTTCAGTTCCTTGTCCAGATTTAATGAAGGCTTCATTCACTACAGTCCACATATCTAAAACCGATTCTGTATTTCCGGTCAAAATTTTGTCGGCAGATATTGGGCCTACGCCTTGACAACCTTTGTAATGATCTGTTGAATCTCCTACCAAAGATTGATAAAAGAATTTGTAATCAGCATCTTTTTTTGACCATTCAAATACTTTCTCTTCTTTGAAATCCCAATGTAGACCGGGAATAGTCAGTAAATCTTTATCTTCACTGACTATTATCCGTTCATCTTTTGATTTCTCAGTGGCTAAAATACCTATTGTGTCATCTGCTTCTAACCATTCATATACCTTAAAAGGATGTTTCTCTTTACAATACTCTAAAGCAGGAATGAAACACATAGGTTTTCTCCCACCTTTTCTATTGCTTTTATAGTCAGGATTGACTATCTTTCTGAAGTTGTTCTTATCAGTAAAACATAGTATAATCTTATCTGCTTGTGTTCCTTCTTTCACCTTCCATATCTGATTATCAATTAGTGTCTTTGCTTCCGCTAAATCACAATGTAATGTCCATGAATCTCCTCCCCAATTAATCTCTCTTTCTGAAAGCCTTGTTGCTTTATATACAAATATGTCTGCATCAATTAGTAACTCTCGCATTCTCTTCCTTGTGTAAATTTACTTTGTTTAAATATGTAGATGACTTCGTTAAGTCATAACGATAATCTTCATGCTTCTTAAAATTAAAAGAGGTGTGACTCTTCATATACCTCCAAGGTACTATGTATACATAAGGAAAACAACACGCAAATAAATAATCAAAATCTCCCTTCTTATAACCTCTTTTAACTCGTAATCCATTTAACTTACCTTCCCTTGTTAAAGGAATACTTTTTTTCCTTGAATGTTTAATTTGTATAGTAATCCAATCTTTACCGTTCTTAACTACTAAATCAAATGCGGATGATGGATCTAATGGAACACACATAGAATAGTTCCACATATGTAGAAGATACCTTACTATCTCTTCTCCTGCCATACCAAAGGCAGATGAATCAATGTGTGGTTGCCCAATTTGGTCCGGTTTTGAACTCACCAGTGAGGGGAATTCTAAAACTGTACCTCTCACCTGCGATGGCGATTGCTTCGACTGCGAGATCTCCGATTCTTTTTGCATGTTCCTTTTTTACTGTAAGTTGAACTTCATCATGAACAAAAGCTACTTGTCTATAATCTTCCCCATACTTAAATTCTTTTTCCAGAAGATTATGCATTTCAACAACCCATCTTTTACAAATTATTGCTCCTGCTGACTGTAGTAATGTGTTCAAAGCTGAATGGCTAGAACGTACAGGTACTTTCCTACCATCTAAACCTTTTATAAATCCCATCTCTGCTTTCTTCTGAACGGCATCTCTTAAAGATTTCAAAGCTGGTATTTTACTAAGAAACTCTTTCTTTAATCTTGACCCTTCAGCTTTCCCTTTACCCACGATTTGACCAATTTTTTCATTTCCTGCGCCATATAAGAAACCATAAATAAAAGTTTTTGCTTGATCTCTAGTAGATAAACCAGCGGCTTTCTGATTAGTTGTGTGTATGTCCTCTTCAAGAAGTAATTTACCATATGCACCACCATCATACTTAGCAAGATAGTGGCTAAGACAACGGAGTTCCAGACTAGAGACATCAACTCCCAAAAGATCCATCTTTGAGTCTGCTCTAAATAATGTTCTACATTCTTTCCCAAAGGGTGCGTTAAGATTTGGAACTTGAGCGAGATTAGGGTGCGAGTGAGAGCAACGCGAAGTCTGTGCGCCCATTGTGTTGATTCTACCATGTAGCCTACCTTTTTTTGATAATTTTATCCATGCTTGATTACCTTCAGCTAACTGAGCAATACGTTTATTCAAAATAAAGTATTGTGACATCAGTTTTGCTTCAGGATACTTGAGCTTGTTTAATACTTTCTCATCAATCTTTGGGTCATGTGTAGGTGTAAACTCTGTAGGTGTCCACCCTCTCAACTCTTGAAGTCGTTTAGCTATGTGCTTACGACTATTAGGATTAAAATCGATAATCTTAATCTTAGAATAGGAGCCATTCTTACGTAGTCCCTCATCTACTATCCATGAGCCAAACACTTCACCTAATGTTTTAGATAGCTTAGATCTCTTATCCGCAAGATCACCATACAATTCAATAGCTTTAGGCTCATCAAAAGAAAATCCTGCTTCTTCCTGACGAAGACACACTTCTGCTATTTTATGTTCCAAATCTAAACAATCTTTTGGAGGAACACTATTCATTAGATATGTGTATAGTAACTCTGTTAAATGTACATCATTTACACAATAGTCAATCATCTCAGGTGTAAGTACATCAAAAGCATTCTCTTGTTGTGAATATGTACCTTTAAAAGAACCTAACCGTTCTCCCCATGCCTTGAGAGAGTGACTGCCCCATAATTTAGCCTCAATCTTACGTATTTTTGAGTCTGTCTCACGTAGATTAGCATAGATAACTCTTGAAAGTATTAAAGTATCCAGAGTCTGATCTATAGGGATCGTAAATCCATAGAGTCTTTTAAGAGCTATCAAATCATAACCTAATATGTTATGACCTATTATCTTTTTATCACTCAAGTCTATAAGTGCCTTCTTGATCTTTGAGTCTGAATCCGCAATTGTTAATTCACCAGTATTAAGGTTACGGTATACTAACAAATGAACTTTCGTTATGGTATCCAACAAACCATCGGATTCTATATCTAAAACTACCTCTTCCATTTTACCCTTCCGTTAGAAATCTTGATTATCGGTGACTTCTTCCATTTCAAAATTATCCGTAGAAACTTCTACCATTCTTCCAGTTTCCTTTGAATACTCCACCGCATTACAAATGCCAGTTTCACCTGTCCATCTATTTTTTAGAATTCTTACTGTTGTTAGGTTTGGATGATCCTCACTCTGCTGATTTCTCTCACAACCTATAACAATATCAGATAGTTGAGCTATCCCATGAGTACCACGTAACTGATTAAGAGAAGTTTGAACGCCTTCTTCATGACCTCTATCTCCACTCGGTCTACGTAAATGTGATACAAGTATCAACGCACATTGTAATTCTTCTACTAAACTACGTAATTTAGTCATTACAAAGTCCAACATTCTACGCTCATCTCCTCCACTGGTCAGTCCTGAAATGATAATGCTGATATGATCTAAAATAATACAATCACATTCCATTCCTCGTACTAAATATCTAATCTTGTTAAAGAGGTGTTCAGGTTCTACACTTCCCCAGTGATCATAAAGGAATAAATTACCTGTACCAACTACATTATCAAATCCCTCTTTTAATTCTTCGGTTGTACACTCTACATTCTGTAAATGAATAGGTTTATTTAGATATAGACCTACAAAACCTAGTGCAGTACGTTTATTATTCTCTTCTAAAGCTAAGTAACCTATCTTTTGACCTTGTAACATCAAGGAATACCCTATCTCCCTACATACTTGTGACTTACCTACTCCACTACCTGCTGTTATAGTGACTATTTCACCTCTACGTAGTCCTTGAGTCATATTGTTTAAACCTGAGTAAGGGTATGGAAAGGATTCTACATTGTTTTCTGTAGATATTAAGTCCCATAAATCTCTACCATCTACAATACCATCTGGCCTCCACACTTGCGCCGCCCATATAGATGCTATTATCTCCTTTTCTTTCCCTTCTTGAAGCATTTCACTGGCATCCTTGAGAGGTAAATGTGCTATCTTTACTTTTCCGGGTGAAAACAGTGGCACACACTCTTCTACGGCCTTCTTTCCTGCCTCATCTTGATCGAACATCAAGATTATAGTATCGAACCCTTCTAAATATTCTATTTCACGTTGTAGACAACGCTTTGCACCACCTGAACCTGTTGCAATACTAACAACTGGCCACTTATTACCCTGTGCTTGTGATACTGACATAGCATCAATCTCTCCCTCAGTAACTACAATCATCTTTCCTTTGGAAAAAAGATGTTTACCAAAAAGATTAGCCTGTTTAGTATCTCCAATGAATAAAAAATCTTTATTAGAGAAACGTAACTTCTGAGCTACTACCTCACTTGATCCTGCCTTACGATAATTAGCAATCTGTACTTTCTTACCTTTAAAAGTACCTATTTGGTAATCCCACTTATTAACTGTGTCTTGTGACAGACATCTCTTCTGAAGAGGTACTCTGTCTCCAGTTACAAAATCCATTTTCATTTTTTCCTTCCTTTGTGTGATTGGTTTCTCACCACCTTTTGCTTGGTGATAACCACATCCGGGTGAAAAGCAGTAACCATGACCATCATCATACATGGCGAGATTATCTTGAGATCCACAGCTAGGACAAGGGATGTGATTAATTAATGTAGAGTCCTCCCTTTCTACACTCTCTCTTCCGAAGAGTTCCATATTTTTTCATCCAGTTTAGAAGTTGCCGATATTGAGTTGATATATGTGTATCCACAACTCACTAAAAAATACTTTATTTGATCTAGTACCTCTGGCAAAGTCTCAGCGTCAAATTGAACCTTGACATCATCCACTTTATAGTTCTTACCTGACAAGTCATCTCTATCCATGTATGTCCGTATCTGTTGGAACTTATATGTCTCTTCCATGTCGAGTTCCTCATCTAAGACAAACTTTTTCATAGTCTTCTTATTTGTACGATGAACCTGCGTACCTCTATTTAATATACCCTTACCCATACTATCCTTCCTATTAGAAATCTAACCATGATTGAACATCAAAGTATGGTGAGAGTTGTGACGGTTCTATCTCATTAAATCCTAAGATAGTTGACTGAGGATATGTATGTCTCAACCACATGACACTTTCTTTTAGCTCTTGCCATTGCTTTGATGTATAATTTAAACGAGGTTCAAACTCTGAATCTGTAAGAGTTCCACCGATTAGACACACAGACACAGACGTATCGTTATATCCTTCGGTGTGTGCTCCTACTTCTTCTAGCTCTCTCCCTGTTTCTAATGTACCATCTCTCTTTATGAGAAGATGATGTACCACATTCAAAAACCCTTTCTGTCTATGTAGTTTATTCATATCTGTAACATCAAGGTTTAGGCTAGGTGGTGTCTGACTGCTATGTATAATTATATACTTAGTTTCTCTTCTATTTATTCTATCCATTCTTCAGGAATATTTTGGTTTGCAAATTTAAAATCATATTTTGTAGCCCACGCTTTACATGTTAAATTAGAACCTTGAACCTTTTTATTCCAGTCGTAAAACACTAGCCTAATATCTAACTCAGGATGTTGTTTCTTGATAGCTCTCAAAATTCTTTGAGCTGTGATTCTAAAAAACCCTTTCGCCTCAATAATTATGCCATTTGGTAGAATAAAGTCTGGTTTATACTTTCCTTCCAGCGTATAACCTAGAATAAGTGTTTCGTATTCATAGGCTATACGCCTTTCCTCTAGGAAGGAACCTAGCTTGTCTTCAAATTGGTTACGGAAACCTTTAGAAGTCCTCATCTTCTTCTTTTTCCTGTTTAAACTCATCCGTAACTGACTCAGAGGTGTCTGTAAAACCTTCTTCCTCTTCAAAACCCATATCTGAAATAGGGTTATAAGGAATTAGGTTTATAACTTGAACAGCATCCATGTATAATGTGACACCTGCTCCACCTTGAACAAACCAGAAGTTAGGCCGGAATGATACTTTCACATCTGAACCTCTTCCAAGCGAAACATTACAAGGTTTCAACTTAGCATCAATCAAACGGACAGTAGCCTTTCGTTTCTCTCCATTCTTAGATTTAAAGAATGGTTTCTGCTTGAACTTAAACAGCACATCATCCCCATCTTCTTTGTAGGGTGGATTTGCTAATTGTTTTGCTCCTGACTCCTTCTGTGAAGAGTCCATCCACTCATCAATGGTAGCCATGAACTTCTTAGCTTCCTTACGTGGCATAGTGAATGCTAACTGATACTCACCCTCTTCTGAAAACTTAGTGTTAGGTCGTTCAAGATATGCCCACGCCACTTTACCTGACGGTGATACTTGTCTATCTGCCATTTATTATCCTCCTTAAATGGTGTTGCTAATTTAAATCCAAATGATATATTCATTTGAATACTATAAGGGTAGTTAATTAACAAAAGAAATACTTAGAATCAAGCACCTCTGTAATGTCTAACTCACCTCTCTTTGGAGGGTTGGGAACGTAATCAACCACTTCCAAAGCTGACTGTTTAAACTCTTCAAGAGGATCAAATTCTTGATAAAGCTTAACAAATGCCTCTCTTAATAATGAAGCTAATTGTGGTGTTTTTGCGGCATGTGTGCCATATGAATCGTGTATCATTTGAAATGATTGTATACCTACATCCACACACATATTTACAGTGAAAGTCAATGCACAAGCATCTAACGAGTGTACAAAGTTAGGTGCAGAACCATTCACCGATCTTCGATTATCTATTCCAGAATCATCTTCCATCTGTATAGTAGGTTTGATTAACACACCATCAATATGAGTGAATATTTTTTTCTTGGATATATCCTTGTACTGTTGATGTATTATCATACCAGAAGGTATCCACCATATCAAGGGGTAATTTTGTTTGCTAACTATACTTGATACTTTTCTAATCCAATCCATAGCCTCTTTCGCACTAACTACAACATCTGTAATAGCTTGCCATACTCTAGTAGTGATCCAGTTCACAGGTACATATAATGGAAGGTTTTTATCCCACGGATAGTCCAAACCTTCATATATACACTCTCTCACATACTCTTCTACATAACTTCTACATGAAAACCGAGTTCCACCATAAGGAACCACCATAACAGGCCGTTTTGTCATCTTACGATTGATGAGTCCAGAATTTAACCACTTCTCGGCCATTTCATCACCTTCTTCCATCTCCCGCCTCACAGTCCTTAAAACATGATCAGCGACATCTTGATATATGTCTTGTGGTTGTTCTTTATTCATAAGATTAGTCGCATGACCACCAACTTTACATCGTAACATCGCTGAGTAATGCTGTAACCCATTGTTACTTCCATCTAAGGCTATAGGTAAACTTGACTTGTAACCAAAACCTTCTCGTTTAAATCCTGCCCATTCATGACAGAAAGCTAAGAATAACCACGGATCACCAACTTTTTTCCAGAAGTCACAGTCTAGTCCGTGTTTAGCTACACCTAGAATCTGTTCTTCATGTTCATATACCCAATCCACCCTTTCTTGCAAAGTGATTTTATCAACTCCAGCACAATTAGCACCATGTATGGCTAACCAATCAGCTTGCTCTTGGTTCTCAATTGGTAAACTCTTTGAGAAAGTTAGTAATGCCTTGGCATATTCAGTTCCTTGAGGTGTAAGGAAGGATGATACTGTGTATTTTCTACCTCTGAAGTCTACTTGGTAAGGAAAATGAAAACCATCAAACTTAGAAAATTTTTCAGCCATTTTAATTGTACGCATGAACTGTAGTATCTTGGATTTTCTCCTCACGTTCTCAGCATAGCATTCTGAAGCTACTGTCTTCCAATCTATGAACTTTTTGTACATCTCTTCATCCATATCTGCTTTCCTCATTCCTTTGGAAGCTGGACAAGGTGGAATAGTGGCTTCAGTTTTGTCTGGTAATGAGCCAATACTTATGCTATGAGTAGATGCCTCAGTCATTATATCTAACACTTTCTTATTTATCTTCCACTTAGTATTCTGTAGTGCATTGACACAACTGTACTCCTGTTTCATATCATGATAAGCTAATTCACTAGCTATATTTTTGTTACTTGTCTTGATAAACCCTATTCTTTTTGTTAGGTATCCTCCACTATAAGGTGAAGTCCATTCTAAGGGTGTACATACCATAGGTGAATAGGCAGGTGAAAGTAATTCTCCCTTGCTATTTATTTTCTCAATCCAATCTAAAGTAGCACTAGTTGGAAGAATAGTAAGTTCTTTTCTCTTTCTACCTTTAGTCATTGTCACTACTTTAACAAGTCCAGTACCACGTACTAATAAGTCTACACACTTTAAACCTACTTGAATACGTTCTGTAACTGTCCAAGTCTCAGTATGTTCTACATCAATCTTATGTTTACAATGCTTTAGCAATCCATACCTTCGGTAATGCCGTGATGCTGATCTTTTACCAACTTGTTTCATCAGATAATCGAAATAATGCTTATCTCCATCTCTGTATAAGTTAAACTTCACTTGATCTTCTAATGATTGTCCAATCTTAAAAGCTAAATTAGTCAGCTTTTGTGATTTAGATATTCCATCCATGATAGATCGTAAAGTAATGAATGCTGTCACCTCAGAGTCCAGCATAGCAAGGAAAGGTGCGGCAAGTGCTTTTCTACCTGCTCCACCTTCTAAAGCTTCACCAATGAAAGAATCAATTTTTCGGGAAAACTTATCTACACTTTGCTTCATCAATAGAATACCATGCAAAGATGTTGATTCGGAGTTCGTAGTTTTTGCTTCTCTCACTTGTTTACGGAACTTCTCAATTCCGAATTCAATCATATCTTCTTCTAGTTTTCTCTGTTCTTCAAATATGTTCATGCCTTCCTTTTTATATGAAAATGAATAACCAATGTAAACTAAGTATGTACACCATACTTCCGAATATTATAATATATGCAATAAACAACATCTACGCCTTAGTTTAATAGGTAAGGTTTCTCTACATGAGTCCACCAAATTTTCTCTCTCTTCATGATCCACATTTTCCAATCTACGCCTTCATTTAAGTAAGCTCCGAGTGACTCTGTTATCTCTATGAGATTGGAGTCAAATGAAATTGGAGCTACTTCTGGATCTTCGGCCTCAAATTCTATTTCTCCACCACGTGTAAAAAACACGCCTGTCTCAGGTGGTAACTCAGTAAAAGCCAATGTAAAAGCGTCAATAGCCTCATTCACTATTTGAAATAATGTGAAATAATCTTTTGTACTAAAAATACCTAGTATTGAACTTTCATTAAATTCGCCATCAATGAACTCCTCATCTAACGTATTTCTGACTATATATACTTTCATTTACCTCCTCTAGATTGTTTATGTAGTGCTTCTAACCTTTTCAAGTGATCCTTTAACTGTTCAGTTTTTGTCATTACTCTACTATCTGTCGTGGGTGAATATCTGCACTTGCCCAGACAACTTCTTCTATGGTAGTTTTATGTATCTCAAACATTATTGGATAATCTCCTTTGACAGCTTTATGAATAGCATTACTTAAATGCTGTGGGTTCATCTCTTCAATATCAATTGCTTCACCCATCGATTTACTATAATATTTTATTTTTATATACTCTTCCATGTTATCTCGCTAATAAGAATGTGTTCCACTCACTGTAAAACGATACATACGAATATACAATGAATAGTAAAATTAAGATTTTAATGATCACCTCCTTTCATAGTTGGTGAGGAAGGTAGGATTTGCACCTACTATGTCATTCGACATCTGATTTACAGTCAGATTGCTTATCTAGATTGCATACTTCCCCATATTAATTATCAGGTGCTATAGTAGTGGCACTCGTTTTACTTCCTTTCACTACTGGTAACTTAACTATTTTAACATCTCTGATACGTTTAGTCAAGTAATAAAGTGTAGCAACATCACGACACATCATAGCTAATTTATATTCATGTTCTAACACTTCTAAATGTGTTTCCCAATCTACTCTGAGCATAGTTTCATCAATTATACTGTTATAGTGTAGCTAAACCACTTAGGCACAGGTGAATGTTTCCAAACTGCCATATATGATTTCTCTACTTGATAATACTTTCTATAAGCTTCCACTGTATTAACTGACTTGTGCTCGTCAGGCATACACTGAGGTGGTTCCCAAAAGTCCCACAGTTCTGTCTCTAATGCCTTTGGACAGCTTCTAAGTAAAGGGAGTAAGGTAGCTGTCTTGTGTACTTTACCATACCTTTGAGTATACTCTTCACAAAGGTATCTAAGCAAGTTATAGACATATCGGTAGTGACATCTATTTTGCCTAACCCACACCGCACTAGGATGATTTTTGTGAGTGGCTTTGTACATGCCGTCCTTACCTTCGTCACCATCCATTATACGGTGTGCTGTTGAAAGTAGCTGTGCATACTCCAAAATCATTTTAACCACATGTTTATCACAGTGGTCTTTAGCACAATTGTAAGTACGCTTATCTAAATAAAATATATTCATTTGATCCTTTTTTAGTAGTTCCCCGCCTTTTCCGTGCTGTACTCAGGCTCCACCTACATTCTATATTAGGGATGGACGTAGACACTCTCCCAATAGCTGTAGTTCTCCTTTTATAAAATGATATGGTTGTAAACTAACCACGCTGGCGTGATTTAAAACCTCCCCATTTACATAACTACTGTACCGATTACAGCGAACCACGTATATTGTTTTCAACGTGCATTCTTATGTCCTAGTCCGACTTTCACGGAAAGTACTATTCGTTACAAGTTTTTACATGACAGACACTAGGCGAAAACTCGATCTTTATGCCGCAAACGCATTGCTTCAACCGATCAGTTTTAGCGGAGTATCTGTCTATGTATTTTATGATACCTTAAAGGCCATTTTTTGAATATTCATCACGTACTCATCACCCATATCCCATGTGTTATGTGTATACGGACTTTTACAGCCTATAAACCATCGAGCTAATTCTATATTCTTTTTTTCATTGGTAGGTGACTGATACTTTTTCAAGACCTTCCAAGTCCAGCTACCATCTTTAGTCTGCCATACTTCGTAAGGATTATCAAGTCCTACTGTTTTGGCACACGGATTTAATTCTCTAGCCATGTTTTCCTTATATTAAGGTTATGATGCAAAAGGTAGACTAACAGATGTCCATTCTTTATCCATAGTCACTTCTACACCTAAAGTATGTAGGAACTTTAATTCATCTACATTTAGAGTCTTTTTGTTCAACAGTTGTGCAAAATCCTTACCTAGTTTATTAGTAGGATAGAGTCGTGCTACACCGTATGATTCACGTTCTTTAATTGTGATTATAGGTTTAATCATTCTAGTCCCTCCTCTATGTAAGAGTTTTCATAGTCTTCCTCAAAAGTGGATACTTCATCATTCACAGACTGAAGATAATCAGTATCACAATTGTCAAAGAATTTAGCTATTGCTTCTTCTAGCATTGATTTTGTGGGCAATTAGTCCTCCTCATGAAATTCATCTGACCCACCACGATCTGAGTCAGGTTCGTCATATCTATGATTATAAGGATATTTATAATCCTCATCATCACCGTGGAAAGTTGATCTTTCTAACATACTTACCTTATTGAAATTATTCACTAAGTTAATTAACCTCCCTTATAGTTGTGTGAAAGGAGGTTTACATATAAAGCAGAGTGAATCTTACATTCATAAGACATCATCAGATAACTCCCAGTGTTGGCAAAGTTATTAAGTCTGATCATAAATTAAGGTCACTACTCTTAAAATCACTCTACTATAATCATTTACTTCCATATAGATTCATGGACAGCGGATACACTGAAAGGTGTTGGAAAATGTTTAGGATAGTCCACCGATCTATCGGTACACCATACATTCCATAGGAACTTACATCCTCCTACATCCTTACATAGTTTGATATATGCTATTGCTTTCTTTCTTTTTATATAATCAGGATTACCTGATGTCTGAAAGTATGTAGGTGTACCAACTGAGGCATCTACATCTGGTAAGAACTTACGAATGTTATGCACATCCATGCATCCTACCTTACCTGCTACTAATTGACAAGCAAAACCTGCTTTTGGTAAACCTAGACCCGGCACTTCAAGAAATAGAAGTATCAAGTCAAGTTCCATATCCTTTTTGTTGGAACGTATAATCTGCATCATACGAGTGTACAAGTCAGTTCTATTCTTTCTAACATAGTTCAGACCTGCAACTTTATTACCCCAAATCCAAGATGAATTTAGACCACGTTTGCGGTATTCTTTCATCATGATAGGTAGTCTTGATGTTTGTACTCTGATAGTAGAGAACACAAACGCCAACACCCATTCAAGGTGTTTAGGACTCGTTTGAGCATATTTACGAACCTTCGGATTGTGAAGATTGTACATATGACTCCATTACAAGTTATGAGATTGAATAGTAGCGTGAACATTGCTATTAGGCTATTTGCTCTACGAATCGTACAGAAACGTGGCTCTTACGCTCTCCAAGATGATACACGCTACTAATGATTTACAAGTTCTCACTTTGAGTAGTAGACTACAGATTATAATTAGATTAAGATATTGGTATAATATGACCAAACATATCTGTGGTATACTGTACTTTTGGTCTACGTGGCTGATGGTAGACATCAAAGTGTGTTGCCTCACGTTTAATAAGGTGCATAGGATGGTGACCACGTCCACCAACCCAATTTCTCCACCTTACCCTTATATCAGATCGCTTACATTTGTAACGTGCCATAGCGAGCTTTCTAGCGAACTCTAAGTTTTCTTCTGTATATGGTACATAACGTGCCATACTTACAAAAGGCTTAGAGTCTTGAGTAGTACCTAAAACATCAAATGGTATTTCCATAACATTTCCTTTCTTGTCTACTACTCAAAGTGAGAACTTGTCTTACTAAGTGTACCTAGTATGAACCATGTGATTTATAGTATCAAGTTAATTCTTCTGCCTTAGTCTAAAATGTTTACGCTTTTGCATAGCGTTCCAGAATCCGCTCATTTGTGGACTCACACCGTCAGGTAATTGTGGTATTGGAATTACTACCATATCATCAATCTTAATGACTTCGGGCTTATCAAAGTGTTTAAATCTCATATTGTTCTCCTAGTTGTGTAACATGGTTTAAGATGTATACATGGTTCAAACTAGGTACACTCTACTTTCAGATTCAATTTTCAAAGAACTAACCGATTTGCAACCGTTGGAAAGCTTTAGATTAATGAGTTTACCAAACTTTTGATTCTATCCTTCTCACATTTAATTTCATTACATCTAAATTTGCGTCCTCTAACATCAATTTAATGACTTTAGGATCAGCTTTTAATACGTAATCATCTTTAAGAATGCTCCTTATAAGGTACATTGCTGAATGTAACAATTGTCTTTGATTCTTATTTTTTCTTTCCATGTCGTCCTTTCAAAAAGTTTAAAGCTTTCCAAAAGTTGCAAACCGGATTCAATTTTCAAAGAACTATTTTTATCTGTCTTCAATTATACTACTTATTTTAAACATATCAAGTTAAAATCATTTAATTTTAAATCAAATCAATTGAAGTAATTAAACTAGCAAATCAGTTTTTAAATTGTGCCGTTCTTGCGAA